AGTTACAGATGGGCCAGATAACGTAGAAGCAGTTCCGTCACCGCCATTACCCCCAGCAGAACTTGTGCCGTTTGCACCAACCGCAGAAGCTCCACCTCCGCCGCCACCACCGTAAGATGGGCCAGTATATGTACCAGAGCCACCATTGTTTCCTTGGCTTGGTGAAGTGCTTGGGGTATTGCCTGAACCGCCCGGCCCCGGTGTTAGCGCAGCAGTTGAACTACCCCCGCCACCACTACCACCGTTTAAACCCGTAACATCGCTAGTACCAGCCGCTAGTTGACAACCGCCAGCTCCACCACCCGTGGATAATATTGAAGAAAAAGCAGAAAGTGTTCCACTAGAACCTTGACCGGCTGAAGAACCTGCACCACCAGCACCAACAGTTACAGAATACGTAGTACCCGGCACAACAGTAAAAGCAGTTCCGGTTCTAAATCCACCAGCGCCACCTCCTCCGCTTCCAACTGCAGCGCCGGGTGCGGCATTACCACCGCCCGACCCACCACCAGCCACCACCAGATAATCCACCTGCGTAACACCAGCAGGTGCAGTCCAGTAACCAGAAGCAGTAAAGCTGGTAGAAACAGTCGAGCCGATACCGGGCCACACGCCTGAACGAATAGCTTGCAGCGCCTGTTGCAGCGTCCAGATACCTGACGCTTGCGTGGTTGATATTGTTACCGGATTCTTTGTGATGATCCGACCGGGATAATTACTCATCGTTCACCTTATGAATATAGTCTAAGAATAACAATACCTGAGCCGCCAGCGCCACCAGATTGAGCAGCTGTATTATTTCTTCCGCCGCCACCACCGCCACCTGTATTGGCTGTACCTGCGGAACCTGCTGTATCTGATGATGCTCCGCCATTACCACCACCACCAGTTCCACCTGAACCAGTAACGTTATTAGCATTTGAGCCGCCACCACCACCACCAGCGTAAGTTACAGATGAGCCAGATATTGATGAAGCGGTTCCATTTCCTCCATTTGCTCCAGCGTCTGTTGTTGATGCTGCTCCAGAAGCACTAGCACCACCACCACCACCCGCACCAAAATTTGGAGATGCTGCTGAGTTTCCACCGCTATTTCCTTGAGATGGAATAGTAGATGGAGTATTTCCTGAACCGCCAGCAGCACTACCAGCACCGCCTCCTCCACTTCCTCCTGATCCACCAGCAGTTCCCGGTGCGCCTGTATCACCACCTTTACCGCCACCATTTGATGTAATAGTGCTAAAAGTAGAATTTCCTCCAATAGCAGCAACTCCACCAGATGTTCCGGCAGTACCACCACCACCAACAGTAACCGTGTAAGAACTTCCTCCAATAACAGCTAAACCTGTACCAGTTCTAAAACCACCTGCTCCACCGCCGCCACCAGCACTAAATCCAGCACCACCGCCGCCAGCAACTACCAAGTAGTCAACAGTAGAAATGTTAGTCGGCATTGTGTAGGTAGTCGTACTGTTAAACGTAACTACAGTAACTCCGGGCTGTTGGTATCTAAGGATGACTATGCCTGAACCGCCTGCACCAGAAGATGACCCAGTTCCAGCTCCAAAAGTTCTACTATTCCCGCCACCACCGCCGCCTGTATTAGCTGTTCCGCTTACTCCGGGGCTATTACTGTTAATGCCACCAGCTCCGCCACCACCAAGACCACCAGTACCCGGAGTTTCATCACTTCTAACGCCAGCACCGCCGCCACCAGAGTAATAACTACCTGCGCCACTAAGCGCAGAAGCTAAACCAATGCCGCCGTTTCCAGATGGTGGGCCATTAGCGCCAATCGCTCCAGCACCGCCACCACCGCCACCTCTTTCGCCACTCCCTATAGGGCCTAAACCGGCTATTCCACCATTATTACCTTGGCTTGGAGATACAGAAGGAGTATTACCAGTACCGCCAGCAGCACCCGCTGTTCCACCTCCGCCACCGCCTGCGCCTGAACCGCCGTTACTACCCGCTGTTCCAATAGTTCCTGTGCCATTTCCATAACCGCCACCACCACCGCCAGTAGAAGTAATGGAAGCAGGAGACCCAATTGAAGAATCAACGCCGTTATTACCTTGCACAGCTGAAGATATAGCAGCTCCACCAGCACCTACTGTGATTGTGTAAGAAGTGCCGGGTATGACAGCTAAACCTGAGCCTGTGCGGAAACCACCCGCGCCACCGCCACCACCATGATAAAAACCTCCACTACCGCCACCAGCAACAACCAAATACTCTACAGACGTTACACCTTGAGGACATACCCACGTATCTGTCGCATTAAATATCTGTACAACAGCGGAGTAGCCTCTAAGCGTCGAAAGCGTCCAGATGCCTGAGCCAAACGGTATAGGCGAATTGGCACTTATTATCTGACCGGGATAACCATGAATTGCCATAGCAACTCCTTAGTTAATCTGTTCGTAGCTGACCGAGAATGTAATCGCGCTGTTCGAACCAGACTGAACTACGATCGCATTGTTTTCCGTAATGTACGTTGCCGTAGTTTTATCCATCACGATCAGAGAAGCATACGCAGGTACAGAGATGTTAGACGCAACCGCAAACGCATTTGTCGAACCGGTCACAACTAAGTTGCCTGATGTTACCGCGCCGCTGGTGTACAGCAGAACAGTCGCATTAGCAGCAACATTAGAGGTGTTTGCAGCCACAACTTGATTGACCTTGAACACATTGCCAGAGCCGCTGGTATTAGCAATCAGCACAAGCGTGGATGTATTCGCAGGAGTCAGATAGTTAGTCTGACCATAAATCTGCGTTACGTTAACTATATTTGGGTTTGCCATGATGGCTCCTTAAGTATTCAACAGCTTTTAACAAAATTTCCGGGTCATCCTTCATACTGCCTAGAGCTACATTGCATCCGTGGCATAAAAGGCCCCGAACAATTCCTGATTCATGGCAATGATCTACATGCAAGCCGCGCTGTGTTGTCGGCTTAGTGCAGCAAATCTTACACTTACCTTCTTGCTTTTCAAGCATTTCCAAAAACTTATCTGGGGTTATCCCATACTTATAAGCTTTTGCTGCTTGCCTATCTATTGCTGGTTTTTTATGCCACCGTTCTTTGCATTGAATCTTGTGACATTCGCGGCATACTTTGTTGCTTCTGCCACCATCTTTATCCACATAAAACTTAGCAATATCTGTTTCACCACAATCAGGACAGCAGGGAGGCTTCTTAATTGAATCCCCCCAGAACTTACGCTTCTCTCCATCAGCCCATCTAGCTTTTGCTCGTATGCTTGCAGCAGCTTTAGCTTCTGGAGACCACTGTCTTTTTGTTTCCATTATTGCACTAAAATCCGAAGATAAGCGCCATCGCAATGGCTTTGCCTGTTGTAATACCACCGCCGGATGATCCCGCCTGACTAATCCAGTGTGTGCCGTTACTTGTTAATACGTTGTTAGCTGTACCTGGAGCCACCAATGTCACCGTACCAGTATTGTTACCTACCATCACGCTGCCGTAGGTCAAATTAGCTAGACCCGTACCACCCTCTGGTACATCCAGCGGATTTGTCAGCGTAACATTTGAAATCGTTAGATTGCCAACTTGTAGCGTAGATATGTAGCTTGTAGTCTCAGCAATGTTAGTTGCGTCGTTGTATATAACTGCCGATCTACCTGTCGGAATAGTGACAGTTGTACCTGTCGGAGAAGCGTTACTACCGTTGGAAATAATGACAGAGTTGGATAAACCATTTGTCACTAAATACTGCTTCTCAATCGCGGGCACAAATAATGTCTGAACACTGGAAATAGTTCCAACCAAGTTCAATCGTAAGTTACGCGCAGTTTGAGCTGCATTCGTATCTGCCAGTGCTATCGCCGCATTCGAACTGGCAAAGGTGACATTAGAAGAACCAGTAATAGCTTCTTCAATGGCTGTACCAAGGTTAGTGTTTGTCGTGTTACCCCACGTACCGGCCTGATCGCCCGTGCCGATAAGTTCAATCTTTAGGCTGCTATATGTGCTTGCCATGATTCGTCCTTACTAATAAGTGTTTATGAGAACCCAATCTTCTGTAATGCCAGTATCAATTGGCTCCCACAGTGACCTTCTGTTTACAATGTCCTGCGCGGTAACCGACTCATTAACCCTAGGAGAAAACACACCGTTGGGGAAAATTAGATCCGTTGCGTTACTTGTTTCATTAACATTTACAACAAAAATTCCTAACGTACTTAATATGCTCTCTGCATTAGCTGTTTCTTTAACTGTTACACTAAATGTTACTTTTGAGCTTGTAGTGTCAGCAATGTTTGATGATTCACTTACAAAACTAATTACCGATGTTGTTATGTTTCCGCTTGTTCCATCCGCCGCATTTGCAGTTTCAGATACAGTGCTAGTCACAGGTACTGCTACATTACCAAACGACTGATCAGCAATATTAACTGTTTCAATAATGCTTACCGATATGTTTTCGCTCGGCCTTAAAACTTGTTCTGAAACAATAACTGTCTCAGATACAGTACCTTCTTGAGCAGCTAAATACCCTACAGAATCTACCGCACTAACTAAACCACCATTACCTAAACCCCATACATCATAGCCCCAAGCTCCTAACCCCCAACCTGCGTTAGAGATTACTGGGTAGTAAACCGAGCAGCCCCACGCCGCAGGCTCACCCCAGTTGCCACTGCTATAGCCGCCATCGACTTGGGCCACACATTACCCCGCAGAAACAAGCTGATCTTCCGTGAACCAACGCTCATGTTCTAGACCGTTAGCAGTCCACGCCAACAGGTAATAAATAGTACCGTCATCGTCCATGCGCATCTTAACAATCGGGCCTTCCGGCAAAACTGTATTGACCTTAACTACGTCGCCTTTTTTAAACATCTTTATCTCCTATTAGGTCGCGTCAAGGTTAAACGAGTATGTAACAAGCAAAACGTCACCGCTCACAACAACACGATCACCAGGCGATTGGAAGTCTGATTCGGAGAACAACAATCCTGAGGTGCCTGTCGCCACGTTAGTTAAGAACGCGCCAGCAATAGTGGCATTTGCATTCATGGTAAACGATGCAGTAGACGTTGAGTTGTTGATGTTAGATGGGTCATTCAATGTAGCCGCACCAAACGTAGCTGCTTTGCGATTACCGCCGTAGCTGCTGTTTTCATCCCAACCAGCGTGAGCAGCCAACGTATCGCCGCCAGAGAATGTTGTAGTAGCAGATGTGCCGTTAACTAAGCCAACATACCAAGCAGCGGTATAAGCAGAGCCAGTAAAGAACTTGGTGTTCATGTCTTGCAGACCTGTGTTTACCACTAGGTTAGAAGCAATATCTACCCACTTCTCATTGCCGTCTTTGTCCATGCAGGTAACGGTAAACGCGCCTCCAGCAGACATGCCCTCAACAAAACCAGTCTTACGTGCAGTAGTACCTGCAACAATTTCACTGGATTTAGAATTTTCGATACCCATGATTACTCCTTACGTTATACGAATTAGCGCACTGGACTCTGTGTCAGGCGGCAAAGTTACTGTAAATGTGTTGTTGCCAGTTTGAATCTTATCTGCCCCAAAGTCCAATACTGCTATCGAAGCGTTTGATTTTGTTGCGTTATAAATCAATGCGCCCCTAGTTGTAAACTGAGCAGGACTCCAAACCACATTGCTAAAGCTTACATACACTGTATTGCTACCACTATTGATGGTCACGTTAGACAGTGTTTCACCGCCCGCAGTGTAGCCAGTACCACTAATCTCATTGCCCGTTGTGTACGCAGTCGTATCCTGATCTAACGTGGCATACGCGGTGTACAGCGCCATCTTCAAAGTATCTGATGCTACGTTCTGCTTGCCGTTCAGCATGTCAACCTTGAAGCTTGTAGTCAGTCCTTGATAGATTGTCATGTGACTCTCACTCTAGTCTGACCACTACGGTACGCATCTTGGCGTTCCATACCATCACCCAGACGTTTCAACTGACCTAATGCTTCGTTGTACTTTGCTTCTACATTGGCGATTAAATCCTGCTCACCCTTCATGTACAGGTAAGCCTCGCGCAAGGAGCCATACAACAGCACTGGATCGTAGTTGTCACCGAGCCAGCTTGTGCCAGCAGTCACGATTGATTCTGGATAATAGTAATAATGCAATTCTGCCACATAGCTTGCGTTTGGTGTAGGCGCAAGTATGAATGTCAATTCATTTGATACTGTGTTGCTACTTACCGCTGGGCCGAAGATTGCGTAGTACGCTGGCAATCCTGTATCTGCTGGCGTTGGGTATGCTTCTCTGAGGTAGTTCACATCTTTGTTTAAAAGGTAGTGGTACGTCTCATTTGAAGTATTGTAGTTCTCAATAACCGCCATCGAATACACCGACAGAAAGTCCAGCGGGCAGGGCAAATACTTGTTACCAGTAGTCAATATGCCCGTTTTGTTGGAACGTAATGACGGAAGCTGAACAGTGTTATAAACACGTTCTTCGGTCTGCTGTACAAACGTAGGAATATAAGACTCAAACTCGGTCTCGTAGTTCTCCGTGTACGACTGAATCGCAGCTTTTAACTGGGTGTAGTTCATTTAAGCCATCGGCCCCCGGCACATCGTGCCTTTAGTTGCAGCGCCAGCACCACGCATCTTGATGCCGTCAGTCTTAGCAGGCTTAGTATTGCCCTTGCTTAGACCAGCTACAGAGATGTTCATGTCATCCATAACCTTAGCGCCAGTGGTGTAAGCAGAATCAGCCTGAATGCTAGACGCCTTACCCTTCATATCATGCGGGGCAGCGTACACAGCAGCTTGGCCTACTTCCTTACCTTTTACCTTCTGCGAGAACTTAGCCATTATCGACCTCTACCGTTGGATTTCTGGTTCATAGCGCGAGCAATATTGCGACCATATTTTTCCATGGATTCAGTAGTTACGCCACCTTTTGCCATCTTGTGCATACGCTTTTCGTGTGACTTAACTTCTTTACTAGCGATCTGCTTAACTTGTTTTGTGTCCATCTCGTACTCCTAGTTTATGGTTACGTTTGAAACTGACGTACTAGCTACCAAGTTGTTCGGGGTCAGTCCGTTATCAATACCTCTTGCGCCACCTATTGGGTTCCAGCCCCACTGTATTATCCGGCTACCACCACTAGGATAACCATTCTCTGTTATCAACGGCCCAGATTGTATGTTCGTCTGTAAGCCTGAGAAACCAGACTGCCAGTAAGAAACATCAGGCCGTGGATCACGTACAGCTTGTGGATCATTAACCGGATACAGACCTAAACTTAACTGCGGCTGATCCGGCTCCCAACATGTCTTGCAAACTTTGATGTTGACGTTCTTGGTCTTGATCGTCAGCTTCTTTAATTCTTTCAGCAGATACCTAAAACCACATCGGTCACATTCTGCAATTGATTTCTTACCACTCGTATACTTACTTGGCATACATCACCTGTAAGTAATCATGCGAGGCACCAAACGATCTGGCGCTTTCTCGCGGTCTTCTCCTGCCGCCATTTCCCACGACTCATCGTACTGAGCCTTCAGTAACTGTATGCGCTCTAGACCGCCCGGCAGTTTCATAGCCAGCCTGTACGCCAAGCCACATATCAGCGCCTCTTGGAAACGGAATGGAATATCTTCCACATTCACACCATTACCTGCATCAGTCATACGGCGCAAACGCCAGTAAACAAAGTAGTAGAACGGCGCACTTACTGTTCCCTGATCTGGTGTAGGCCACACAGTAAACTGCGGAACTTTAGGAGTAGCACCTGCTACGTCCGTAGTCTGCCCCGAGCGGCGATTTATATACACCTGAATCGGGCGTCCCTGCGTCAACTTATTAGGTATCGTCGAGTACGTAGATACGCTTATTCGGTTGATGTTGATGTCGATCTGGTTCGCTTCGGAGCCAGGGTAATTACGAATAACATGCTCGATAAGATCAACAGTATCGTCAGGAAGGTCATACGTATTCACCCCTTGTATCAAAGGTATGGTGCCAGTATCAATAGTCC